TCTGACTTAAAGGATTGAAATAAATTATCTATACTTTTATTTATTTCTTTCTGATTACCGCCTTCTAGATATAAAAAAGTTTTATTTGAATTAATTACTGAATGATCCCAATTTAACCTACTAACTTCAGCCGTAACATTTGCCGCGTTACCTATTGCGGCATTTATTTCATATTGCCAGCTATAAGGTCCTTGTGCTTCTGGTGCATAATAATCTCCGTATTGTCCTGCCGAAACATATCCATATAGTATTTCACCTTCATCTGGATCCTTTGCGAATAGCCCCAATTCACAAATATAAGTAGCTTCTGTAACATCTTTATTAGTTATATTACCTATTATTGTTGCACTTTTCATCTCTGGATTAGCTGTTATAGATGTTATTGGAACATCTAATTTAGGGTCTAATAATGTTAGTAAAGTAACTGGATTTTGTGTTTCAATTTGCCCTGAGCCAACTTGCATCTTAGTGAAATGTATTTCTTGGCCAGCTTGTGCTTTAGCATATAATGCCATACCTTGATTAGTTATGGCCATATTTTTAAATAGAGCCAATTTCTTCAACTCCTTTCATTTCTATTGTACTTTTAGTTATTCCTTGTACGATAAAGTATGGATTTTGTTTAAATGTTATAATTTCTTTAGGATCATAACTCATATTTATAGTTTCACTTTTTGCCATGGATACAATCATACCCGAATATGCTTTAAAACCTACTATAGATTTACCTATATAATTTACTCTAACTCCTTCGGGCTTGGGTACTATGTACCCGTGCTGGATCAAGTCTTGCCTAATTTGATTAACATATCCAGTGATGTAAGCATTAAAACTCATATCTTGATTATCTTGCAGTTCTAACCCTATATCTTTAAAAATATTGTCCCAAATTTCATACATTTGTGGGATTTTACCATTCCACGCATTCATGGCTACCTTTGCTTTTAATACAAGTCTATATGTTTCATCATCTAAAACTGGGTCGTGGCCGTTTAATGGTTGGAAGGTAAGTACTCTTTCTCTACCAATAATAGTTCCTAATGTATCTAATTGTTTACCTATCGCATAGTCTAAATCGAAATTTACATCTATACTTTTGGTTGTTAGATAAGCATGGTCTAAAATAGTTAAACTACTACTTAGCCACGCTATAAATTTGGGTTTATCTCTATGCTGAGATGTTATATTATCTACATATTTTTCTATATCCATAACATCACCTTCTAAATAATATTTGCAGTGATGTAATTAATATTTCCCCTGCAAACCTCATTAAATTTTAATTCTATATCATCTGGCTTTTGTTCTTCTCCTACTCTTGCAGCAGTTATACCAGTTATAGAAAACATAGGGTCCATTAGGTTTGGCATAGCTTGTAATGCTGCTCCCCATAAACTAGAAAGAGACAGGTTTGAACCTATCTCCATTGAGTTTAGGTATGTTTGTAAATTCTTTTTAATAGATTCTGTTGTTTCTGTCGTATATCCGCTTAATGGCTTTATATTTATTGTTACTTCTATATCTATATATGTTGGTCTAAAAAATCTAATTGGCGTTACTTGTCCTTTTTTATCAGTTATTTTTATAGTTATATCACCATTTGTAAAACAACCAATTCCTTTATGAATCCATATAGCTTCAGCGATTTCTTTATTTTCTCCACCCTCTGCTACTACTGTAATAGAATGTGGTGGTAAACCCAATTTATCCACTAAATTAGTATCATTTTCGTATACTCTGGACCTCTTTACCTTTTTGACTTGTGCTACTGCTCCGCTAGTTCCCTCTAATATAGTTAAACTGGCTTGGGCAGTGCTTTGACTTTGTCTCTTTCTTAGTTTAGGATCCTCTTCTACATAGGCACCCAGTTCAGCATTTACTTCATTATAAACGCCATTCCAACCAAAGGTTGGATTATATATTTCTGTTATATCTCCTGGATTTGCTACTATAGGACCAGGTATTTGACATACAGCTATAACTTCTATTTGCCCACTTTCTGGTATGGTAACTGTATACGGTAAATTCCATTTTATATTACCTTTGTCTGTAACTATTCCATTCTTAATAGTAGTATTTTTTACTCCACTAATAATTACTGGACATTTACTATAATCTTTTGCTTTCCTTTTTATCCCATTTATTTTTACTATGCTATCTAGTCCTGTACCTATTGCTGTATTCGGTGCCCTATTATTATAAACAGATTGGGATATTTGAAAAGCATCATAAATTTTTTCAGATACTGTACTAATCCATTGATAATCCTGGCTATCTTCTCCAAGATATATATCTTGGCCAAAGATTGATTTTGCATCTTCTACAAGTCTATCTCTTACATCAATATAAGTGGGCATGTGGAGCCCTGTTCTATCTATATAAGGAGCAAAATAAGCCATTCAAATTCCTCCTTTTAAAAGTTCATCCCAATAAGGACATCTCCATATTGGGATATTATTACACAACTAAATGAATAGTTTCTATTTTCAATTTTACTTTCAAATTTTTTTATACTAACAATTCCTTGAGTTTTTGATATTCTTTCTTTAATTATGTTATCAACTATGATTTTATTGTCCAGGCTTGCTGAATTACCTAATATATCTTGAAAAAGTGGTAAACCTTCTTCTTTATTTTCCCACCACTCTTCTTTTAATAATAAAAGACGTGTCTTTACTGCTTGAGATACTGCATAAGTGCCATAGGTTATATTTTGCTGCCCTTTCCCGAAAGAATAATCACCGTTTTCGTCTAGCATTCTGTATCTCATGTTGTAGTTAACACATCCTTTCCATTAACTTTAAATTTTGATACATTTATATTAATTTCTCCTGGCTTAACGTCTATAGATGAAGTACCATCTATAGTTCTTAATTGGCATGAATCTGTTGAATAATTTTCTATTTTATTTGGTTGGCTCCATGTCCCTAGTATTGCAAAACCATCACTTAAATCATGGCGTCTTTTTTCAATTTGATTTTGCAACCCTCCATAAGTAAACCATGAATCTATACACATATCTGCAAATATAACTAAACATTCATCCCCTTGTTGTATTGGCATTGTAAGACAATATCCTCCTGCCCTAGGAATAACTATAGGTACATCTAATAGTAATGGTAGATTAACCCACTCCTTTGTAAAATCTGGTTTAGTTATATGTTCTCTTAGCGCAAGTTGCACAGTTACTGTTTGTGTTTCAGGATCAAAAGATTGAATGATTCCAGGGGAGGCAACTCTTAAAACATTTTTCCATGAATCCCCCATACTTCTAAACATTTCAGTATCAGAACCAATAAGCTCATTTATATTTCTATTTCTCACTAAATTATCACCACCTAATTTGATACAATAGGTATCGCTCCTCCTAATTGATCTATTGTTTCAAACTTGGTATACCAGTCATTTCCCCTGGTATCACCAATGTATTCTAATTTAATAACCCTATATATACCATCTTTATCTAAGGATCTAAACAAAGGTGGTAGAGAATCACTTGAACTACTTTCATTACTTGCACTATTTGCACTTGGAACTATTCCACCATCTGCATCTATTAAACATTTAGGTCTACCGAATTCCGGGCTTCCATATAAAGCATGGTAGGCAACTTGATCTTGTGGAGCTTTTCCTTCTCTACCTCTAGCAGCATAACAATGCCCATCACCAGCATAAATTGCTATGTGATGGCAAGCACTATCTTTGCCCCAAAAAACCATATCTCCTGGACGTGCTTCTGATTGTGAAATAAATTTACCACCTTCGCTTTTAACTTGTGCATATTGATTCCATGTAATATCTTTAACTTCTAGCCCTGCTACTTTATAACAATGCTTAACAAAACTAGAACAATCCCAATATTTTATACCGCCAACTGTTTGGCCTCTGTAATCTTGGCTATATTGTACATTGGGGTCATCGCAGATTTGTTTTGCCTCTGCAATGATCTTATTTCTGGTATTAGTTGTAGTTCCACCGCTTTCGCTTCCTATCGCTGGTACCGAATTAGAACCACTTAAGTCTATTCTTTTAGCTCTTACTAAACTGTTATCTACATGAATTAAACTATTCAATTTTATTTGTGGGTTTAATAAGCATTGTCCAGCTATTCCAAAATCAGTTTGTTCCGGAGTACCTATTAGCCCACTTTTAGGATTTAGCTCAAATATTTCATTTTTAGGTAAGTCCTTTAGATTTATTAAATTCAATTGTCCATTATCCATGTAATATTGTAGGTTATTACTTTTAGCAATTTGTCTTAAATAATCACTAGATTTTCCAAAGAATACCTTACCCCTCGTAAGCTTTTGACCTTTCAAATTATCTGCTATACTGCCTAAAGATACAGGACTTTGAGCTTTACTTACTATATGATCTACCATACTTCTTGCAGTTTGCCCTCTCATAATAGAAAAATTAGCTACATCAAAATTAATCGCTCTATCTGAATCAAGGGCGATTATAGTAAGTTTATAAGTTGTTGCGCCTTCTTTTTCTCTAATAGTCTGTAATATATCACCATCAAAAATAAGACCGAATTGAGTCCCCTCATATCCCGCCTCTATTGTCACCCTAACCCCGTTTATCATGATTGAATTCTCTGTTTGAGCATTAAGGTTATATATTGTTATTTCTGATGTATTAGGTTCCATCATTATAGTTTTGCTTATATTAAAAGTACAGTGTAACTTTGAAACATCTAAGGCATTACCTTTTGAATCTGAAACAGTTATTCTGTATCTCCTTCCAAAGAGTATATCTCCCTCTTTTTCTGAACCTTTAACAACCTGATAATTGGTGGCTTCAATATTTATCGATTGTCCGGAATTATTGCTGTCAATGTTAGCACTACTTGCACCAGAACTTCCTTTAAATTTATTATAATATTCGTTAGCTTTTTTTATCCTTCTATCAAGATGTGCTAAAGCCGCATTAGGTCTCTCCCAACAAAAGCACATAGCTTTTGTTAAGTCTGATATGCTTCCCTGGCCTTTCATGAATTTATCATGTGATAAATATCCACCTTTATTTATCCACTCTAAAGAAGCACCTGTATTTCCAACTTTTCCTGATAATTCAGCCCACATAAAGTTTAGCTGATGGTTTAGGCTTTTTCCATATGCTTCAAGCTTAGTTCTACGTTCAAAACTCCATTGGCATAATCCAAATCCTATACCATTACCAGCTTCAATTAAATTTTCATTAAATTCGGATTCTGCTTCAATGTTGCCCATAGCTGCTGCTATACTTTTTTCTGGTAGCCCTTTAGCTTTAAGGAAGAACCACACACTTTTTTCAACCTTTTCAGTACTTATTTTGTATCACCCCAAACTAGAACAAAATCTTTACCCAAATTGAATTCATTTGGGTTATCTTCCATTAGATTAGGATTTAGCTTAACTATATATGCAGAACCAATATTTAAATAACTATATTGTTCTAGTAAGTTTAAACCGCATACCAAAGGAAGAGAATGAATTAAGTCCTCACCATCTGAATCTTTTAAATCCATTTCCCAGCACTTTTGTTCTGTGTTATACCTTAGAAAGAAAAAAAGTTTAAGTTTTTCTCCATCTACGGGAATAGTGCTTGTAAATGTTTGATTCGGGCTTGGTGTTAATGGTATTTGTACTGTCACTCTTTATCACCTTATTTCTTGTAATAAAAAAAGAGCCTAGAAAATTTCTAAACTCTTTTTAGTATATTAAATTCCTATACTTGTAATATCCAATAGACTTATTTTATTCGTAGCATTATCTATTTTATAAGCATCTCCTGTTTGCATATCTACTAAGAAATCATATTGATAAGAATCTACAACTGTCTCTTTTAAATTTTCGTCATAGCGATATAATCTTATTCTGTGATAATTACTTCCATCATAGCTATAAGTTCCTATAACTACAAATCTTAAATTAGAATTAAGTTTAATCTTAGATTTTACTGTATTTAAAGCATTTGTTTTATTTACTATACTATTTAAGGTATCATCATCTATAGAGCCATATAGTCCTAAGGCAAATATATTTTTTGTATTATTATTGGCTAATAAATCTGTTATATAATAACTATTTGAGCCATTTCCCACTAAAATTATAGGATTTCCATTCAATGCTGCTAAAGCTGATCCACTAAGGGCATCTGCAAAACCTTCTCCAGAAGCTAAAATTGTATTACTAAAATCCATATCATTTTTAAATGTAGTTGCTATATCTAAATTTCTACTATATTTATTATGTTCTTTTGCTATTCTTTTTACATTTGAAAATTTAGATGCTACATTATCACTAATTATATCTGTTCCACCCAAAATATAAGCTTTAGGTATAGTATTATTAGATACAAATTTTTTCTGTATAGAATCTAAAGTATCTTTTTGTGATAACATTATAGGCATCTGCAATTTTCCAGCTATAGGTGCTATAGATAAAGCATCAGTGTAATCATCCCCTGTAGTAAGTATAATTCCATTTGATGTACCTATTTTATTTGCTACTGCTATAGAAGTTGAATATCTATTTGCTCCACATAATCTTTCTGTATCTATTCCCAGGTCTTTTATTTTGCTTTCCACCGCATTACTTAGTACTCCTGTACCACCTATTATAAATACTTTTTTTACTTCTAATCTTTTCAATTCATTTATTGTACCAGGATATAAATTACTATATCTTGGGTCTATAGCTATATTACATGATAAAATAATAGGCGCATTATATTTTTTTGCTAGCGGTGCTGCTGATAAAGCATCTGCAAAACCTTCTCCACTAACTATAATAGCATAATCTGATTTTTGCCATCCTTGTTGTACTATTTTTTCATTTGTTTCAAATCTATCTTGACCACCTAGCCTTGTAGTTTGTAATCCATCTGCTTTCGCATTAAATCCACATAATATTATAAATGTAAAAGCAAAAATAAATTCTAAAATTTTTTTCTTCATATCACATTCCCCCTATAATATCATAATACCTTAATATTACAGGAAGATAAAGTATTAATTACCTAAAAGTGACGATAGCAAACTTTTATCAGCTTTAATTACCTTCTGGTCGCCTTCGTTTGTTTTCTCTGATTTATGCGGACGTTCTGATATTTTAACAGTAGTAACACTTACAACAAATATTTGTTTTAATGTAACTGTAGCCCTTAATCCATAAGTAGTTTTACTATCATCAGTAGTTGAAATTGTCTCAACCATCATATTGTTATAAGTACCTAATCTTGTAACTACTGTTATAGGTAATCTTTTATGTTGTAAATCTCTAAGCTTTTATACGCACTTACTGATCTAGAAGTACCAGAAAATTGACCAGGAACAATACTAGTCATAACATCACTCATGCCTATGTCAAATGTTAACCTTGCAGCTTCTTCATAAGCATGGTCTGCTATGTCTGCTCCGGTTTGTACCGGATGCTCTGTAATGTTTAAACTAGTATCATGTTGGGTGCTAAATATAGCATCAAATATAAGACCTTCTGTACCTGTATTAAAATAAGTCTTTAATACCTGTTCAACCATCTAAAACACCCCCTGTAGATTCCTTGTATTTATACCTGTTAGTTTTTTACCTATTGCATTAGCATTGGCATTAGGGTTGTTTCCGTAAACATTTATAGTATTGGTGTTACTTACTTTATTGTTGCTGTTAGAGGTTGTTGTATTATTAGCTACACTACTGCTATTTGTATAATTTGGAGCAACAGCTTTACTGCCTTTTATATCCTTGTTATAAACTTCAACTTTTTCTTTTACATCTGATCCTGTAAAAAATTCTTTAGTTTTATCCCAAACTCCTTTAGACCATTCTTTAATATCTCCCCAAACCTCTTTAGCTTTCTCTCTTATACCTTCAAAAACTTTTATAGCATTTTCATAATACTCATCCCAACCATTTTCTTTTATTTTTTCTTTTAATGATTCTTTCAAATCACCAAATTTACTCTTAATGCTTCTCATAGCATCAAGGCCCTTTTCTTTAAAGAACCCAAAGACACTACCTATTACAGATTTTCCACCTCTTAAAAATGTGAAGAGATCGTCTAGGAGTGCAATAATTAGTAATATCACTCCAACCGGTCCTGCCATTATTAAAGCTGCTATAACTCCTACTAGTTTTAAAACTTTCTTTATTGGTCCTGGTATTTTTTCTATTAATCCTATTACAAAGCCAACTATTTTAGATACTATTGAAAATATGGCTCTAGTACTCTAAATATTAATAATAAAATTCTTAGTATTACACCTATAGCAGAGCCTATTACTTTAGCTATACTAGGAATTATTTTTATAAACTTATCATTAAATCTAGTTAATTTTTGCTTGAACTCTGTAAGTGGTCCAACAACATATTTTAATATATAATTACCTATCCACTGGAACGCTAGTTTTCCGAATTGTTTTAATCTCTTAAATTCTAGTCCTAACCCTTGAATAACTTTTATATTGTCCTTAAATTCTGGTGGTAATTTTAATTGTTGTGAATCTTTTCTTAACTGATTAAATTGTTTTAAAAGAGTTGGACTTAACCACAAGTCTTGCATAGTTACTCCTAATGTTTTAAGAGCACTGTCTATATCTCTAGTATTTTCTTTTGTAGTCCAAAGCTGTCTACTAAACTTTTCATATTCTATATCCTTTTTCCCTAGATCATCTAGGGAGCTAAATATTCTTTTTATTAATGCACCTGCTGAAATAACAGCAGCAACAAGCATTCCTATATGTGCCGCCCCTTTTAAAGAAAACTTTAATAATGATTTACCTCCATTTACAGATAATGCTTCCGTTGATTCTTCTATATCTTTTAAGCTACCTGTTGAACTTTTTTTAAAATCTAATATAGTTTTCTTAGTTTTGGCTATATTAGTAATTAAATTTTTAAATTTACTATTTGTTTCACCATCATCTTTTACATTATCTTTAGGTTTTTTTATGTGCTGTCCCTTAAAAGCTTTTATATTTTTTTCTACACCTGTATATTTTTTTATATTCTTAGGTTTAGGCTTATCTTCTTTTTTACTAATATCTATTTTAGATAAATCACTATATAGTTTCTTTACAGCCTTTATATCTTTAAGTAATCCATTAAGAGGTTTCTGTAATTCTGGGAATAGTCTTCCTATGGAATTAGATGATCCAAATAAATTAAAAAGGTTTTTCATAGCTTCACCGCTCTCTGAAAAACCTTTCTTACTATTATCATTAAACTTTTTAATTTTTTCTTCTGTTATCTGTATAGATGTTTCTGCATCTTTAGCAGAATTAGAATCTACATCAAACCCTATCCCTATAAGATAACTTTTTATAAGATCTACTGCCAATTACATCACCTCCTTTTGTGCTGCTTCATTTGCTCTATGCTCATTTTCTGACTTTACTGCCATTATTTCGTGTGCATCTAGTAAATCATCAAGACTATAAGTTCCATCCCAAACCTCATGTTGTTTCCACATTTCGGACATAACAGGAGCATATAAATAAGCATCTACATTTTTAAATTCTGCAGGGATGTAGTTAATTTCTCCGTTATTGAAGTTAAGGGCTTCCTGTAAAAAAACCCTTCACGTTAAAAACTAAAGATTGAATAGTCAAGTTCATTAATAGTGCTGTATCAAATTCAATGTTTAAGATGCCATAGTTCCCATATTTATCGAGCACCTTGGCTGGTCCTGCAGGTAATATTTCTTCTATAACCTTAAGACAATTATCTTGTATATATCTAAATTCATCTTCTGGCAAATTAAAAATAGATGACATTAAATTTGTAAGATTAATATCATCTAAGCTAATATCTTCAGTATTATCTGTTTTTATATTTTTAAAGATTGGAGTTAATATTTTCATTAGTTTAAACAACATATAAGATCCTGTTCTAGCATCCATTTTGTTTAATCTAAATTTACGTCCATTTATTTCAATATCCTCATATAAAACTGGTATTTCCATTTAAAATCCTCCTAACTTTCTGTTATTTCTGCAGCCATTAAGTTCCATGTAACTTGTTGGCCTTGAGCTTGATATGGCCTGTCTGGTAATTTCTGAGGAGATACACCTGTACATGTTGTTATATCTCCCAAATTATTAGATTTTATCGTTATCACCATAGCCGCCCATTCGGAAGAATTAGCAACATCAACATAGTTGTACCATTTTAATAAATACTTATGAAGTTCTGATGTTTGTTGCATGGTTAAAGTTATGGTACCATTTTTACAATTAACCTTTGAAATCATTATTTTACCATCTGCTGCAGCATCATGTACTGTTCTATCACCAGCCATGGCTATAGCTATGCTTCCTAAACCTGCTCCTGTAGATGATGCTGCTCCAACACCATTATGCTGAAATGAAGTTGTAACATCCTCAAAACTATAAGTAGTAAATTTCATAAAGTAATCCCTCCTCTCTATCTATTTACATATACTCTAATGGATGCAAATTCTATTGAACCTGCCAACTTAACTAATATATAAACTGGAGGCGATTTTCTTGCCTCTCTATCAGCCTGTGACTGACTGTCTATGCTATCCGCTAATATTACATATCCTCTTGGAAGTGTATCCCCTGTTTTTATAGATAATATTGGTGCTGTATTCCATATACCAGGAGCTATAAATCCTATGTTTCTAGCCTTTTCCAGTGGGGCTGTAATATGATTTAATAAATTATCCATTCCTGGATCAGTCTGTGGAATTTTTGCTGAAGTTTGAAGTCCATTTATAACTGCAGATTGAATATTATTTGTTAGTATATCAAGATTAAGTATTTCATCAAATGGGACTCCATCTGCCATTACTCCATTTTCAAATAAATTATATACAGAACCTCGGTTTATATAAACATTACAGTTGTTGTTTTTTAAAATTGTTACTTGTGTACTTGTTAAATTTTCAGGTGTTACTCCAATCTCGGGCTTAAATTTTAGGGTATATGCTGAACCTGCAGTTTGAGTATTAGCTGCCATAGCATATCCTATAATTGCCATTACAGCATGTTCTGTATTAGAATATTGTCCTAGCGTTCTGTGAACTCCTGATTTATTCAATGTTTCCACTACATTTCCTGGCTTATTTTCTAGCACTTCGCTATCATTTGTTGTATAAGCATAAGTACTGGCCGGAGTAGCAGAATCTATATATTTAGCTACTTCTATTATTTCTTCTTTATTAGCTCCGCAAGTATATCCTGTATACCATTCACTATTAGCTTCTCTACAAGCTGTCATTGCTTGTACTGCAGTTTCTCCATTTTTCTTGTCCCAAACCCCAATAGCCACCTTATTTGGCTTAGGTATTTGAGAAAAATATATTTGTGCTGCAAGATATTCTGGTTCCGTTCCTTTCCATCCATCTGCTGTCATATCGCCTATTTTATTATAGGTCTTTACTCTATCCGAAGGATCAATTATAGTGGAAGGTCCAACTATTAACCTAGATTAAAATTAGTTCTTACAGCACTAACGGGGCCTACACTTACGGATACGTCTACTGCATCACTTAAAGGTAATGTCATTAATTTTCCCTCCTTATCTATTAGGAATAATCCTTATATCTGTACCGGTGATATAAGGTACTTTATTTTCTCTAATAACAGCTTCATTGAAAATGGCGGAAAAATCTGTCCTTTCCCACCATTGGCCATTATAGTATTCTGGCAAACGTGTTGGCATTGGTACATCTGTTATTAAAAAAAGATTTTTTTCTTTAAATTTCTTCATATAATCGTAATCAAAAAGCAGATGTCTAATTACATCTGCATTATCATAGCTATTTGGGCCATACAAGGTCCAATTAACCTTATGAACTCTTGTATATCCTGTTTGTTTTCTAGCGTATGCTTTGTCCTCTTCATCAGGATTAAGTATAATATTTTGTTGCCTTGCCATTTTGTCATCCTGTTGTGTAATTCTTAAATAAATTACATCTTCATCTATAGACCAGGCTGGTGCACCTTCTGTTTGCCATGCTATTCTTACTTTACTCTGATTTTCCTCTTTATCTAAATCTATCTCTAACATTTCGCAAGTTATATCATAGAAAAAATCTTCAATTTCTTTCAGTTTTAGCACTTGGTCTGCCATACTAACAACTAGCCTTTCTCATAGCAATAGCTTTGTAATATCCATAATCACTGTAAGGACTTACAGAATATATTTTATATCTTTCTTCATTCCATAATAACTCGTCCGAAGTTCCTGAATCCTTTTGTTTGGATATATCTCCTTTACGTGTAGTAAATATTTTTTGTGTACTATAAATTGCTAATTCTCCACCAACTCTATCACCTTCAGGAATCATTTCTATATCCTTTGGTTTTACTACACTTATAACTCCTTGCATATTAATGTTATCTTCACTTTGAACAAACCTTCCCTTTTCCCATTTTCCTGATTTTCTAAAAATAATAAAGTTTTGAGATACTCTAGGATAATTTAGTACCCTGGACACATCAATCATTAGCTATCACCCTCCTTAATTGTATAAGTGATACTTTTTCTTAATTCTCCAGTATCTATGAGTGGCTTATCACTACCTTTTCTTTTTATAGTAGCATCTGAGTTCTTATGCCACTTATTTTCAGGATTAGTAAACCAATCTCTTGCTATGTTTTGGCCTAACATACCTACTTTTTCTAATTCAGGAGTTAAACTATTTCCTTCTAAAATAGTTTCTACTGCTTTCTTCATTTGTTCTGCTATTATTTCTTTAGAATTATCCATTGCAGGTTCAAGAACTGGTCTAGGAGGTACATTCCATAAAGGTGAACCATTTTCATGAACATATAATTCATGTGCCTTACTATAAGGCACACCTGAATCTAAATCATGTTGCATTTTCCTTCGCATTGTGGTATCTCTTACACCGTGTGTATGGATGTATAACAGCTCTGCATTAGTAATTTTACTGTCTGGATGCTCTGTACTATCCGGAACACCTACACAAACAGTCTTTTTAGCTAGATCTTCTAAAGATTTCTTTATATCTTTTGTTAAATCTTTTGTTATGCTAATATTAGTCAATCTATTTAACATATAATCACGCCTTTAATGAACATACATACCACCCTTCCCAAGCAATGTACCTATAGATATTAATTGTTGGCCATATGTGCTCAAGCTCCAACCATTCCACCCCTCTATATTGTTTGTTGTAATACTATAATCTGTGCTTATAGACACATCTCCAACGCTTATAGAAGTATCTAATCCTTGAGCTTTTCCGGCATCTAATATCCCTTTAACTCCACCATTAGCATCTGCAACTCCTTGCAGATATAAGGTGCAAAAATGTGCTATAAACAAGCACATTCCATATTTCCACTGTTTATGCCATCTGCTTTCTTTAATGCAAGCATTTGCCATATCTAAGTACATTTCTAACACTATTTCAGGAACTGTGTCTTTAAATTGTGGGTATACTTGGTTAAAATCTTCTAATGTAAAAGGTGGATTAGTTCCAGGTTTTATATTACCTGCACTGCCTATTAATCCATTTAAATTATTCATAATATCACCTATTTACTTTTTTCATCTGTTTTAGCTTCTTCTGATTCATTATTACTGCCTTTTTCTTTATTTTTATTTTTACCTTTTATTCTTTAAATCTCCATTTTCAGCTGCTATTGTCTGTTCTTTACTTTCTATAACTGTTAATGTTCCATCCGATTTAGCTAATAAAAATAAAGGTGTATCTTCCACCCAATCTGGTACATCTGTCATTTCAAAATTTTTTAACTTTTTTTTCTTTTATCTCCATTTATAAAAAGTAATGATTTATTTGAATATATTCTCATATTTTCCTCCTTAATAGAAAAAGCTTTAGTAATACACTAAAGCTTTTAATTTATTAATTTAAATTATTTTTATATACCATCCGCATAAAGTACACATTGGTTATATAAGAACTTTACTTGTCCTATATTAGCCATATATGCAGTCAGATAAGCAACATCACCAACACTAGGTTGTGTCATTGCTCTCATTAATGGAACTGGTATATCTATTAAAGTTTTACTTTCATCATTTACATAAGCTACCATTCTATTTGTTTTACTAAGACCTGCATTTACGCACCATCTACTAGGAACTATTACAAGATCTACGCCTTGATTTTTAGCTATGTTATTTTCTAATAGGTAAGTTAGTATAGATGCACTGCCTGCTTCAGATACTTTTCTAGTAGCAATGTAAGTATATTGCTGTGGTGAAACTAATATATGATTTGGCATACCTCCTAAATCATACTCTGAATTAGTCCACGCTTCTGTAAGTACTGTGTTAATATCATCCAATATTTCATCAGCTGTCTTAGTTGACCAATCTGTTTTCTCTGCTTTTCCTTTAGCTACAGTGGTAATAGTAACTGTTGGATTATTAACTAATCCATAAACATCTTCTTCCTCTACACCATTATAAACCATATAATCTATAGTTTTATTATAATTCAATCTGATACCATCATCTAAAATAGAATCTAAGGATCTACCTATGCCTTGCATTTTTTGCTGGTCTATAAAAGGTACTTTTAGTATATTAGACCAAGGAAATACCTTAAAAACATCTTTACTTGTATTAGCTTGCATCACTGGAATATTATTTGTTTGTCCTCTAATTAAACCAAAATTGTTTCCTCCTGTAGTTCCATAATCTACAAATTGATTAGATGTATTTTCTATCCATCCACCACCAGTTTTAGCTACTATATCACGCATCCAGGTTACTGATGTAAGTGGTTCATTTAATTTGGGGTCTCTTTTCTCTAACTCACCAACTAAAAAAGCCATTCCTGTTCCATTACTTGCTGCATCCATTGCTGCTTTAGTTGGTGTTATGCTATCAAATGCATTATGCACTTGACCATTGTAAGCATTTATATTTGTTGTTAATCCATTCATGTGCTGCACCTCCTATATAGTCCTAGTAAGAATTGTAACTTCTGCTACTCTATTCTTATCTAGTTTATTTGTAGCCCATTTTAAATTTGGGATTTCTACAGTATTATCTGTATCTGCCATTGCCTCAAATTGTCCAACTTTCCCATCAGGAATTGCTGGATTTTCTTTAATACGAATAAACACTTTTCCGCCTGCAACTGGAGTACCATTATTACAATTAACTGTTATACTTCCTCTGTTAAGTACATCCATTGTCTCATTTGGAAGGTATGCACCGGCTGAAGAATAATAATCTATAGTTTGTTTAACTTCTCTTACCGCAATACCTACAAAGTCATTTGCTGTATTTCCTTCACCAAACTTACTATAAGTATTATCTTCATTTAAAATAACAGCCTCACCGAATAATACTGGTGAAGCTGTCTCTTTACTATCTTGTATATTACTTTGTAACTTTCTTGCTGTTATTATAGTGTCTACACTTCTAGACACTGTACCTGGATAACCTAGATTTAATTCAATTCCTATTGCTACACCTGGCATATTATTTTACCTCCTTATAATGTGGATTAAATTTTTTCTTATAAATTTCCCCTATGGCTTCTGTTTCTTTAGCTTTTTCATCCTCAGCCTTTTTTCTATCCATAGCATTCTTTCTTTGTGCTTTTAATATCTCAGCATAACCATTACTACCTTAGGTGCCTTCTTGCATTTTTAAATACACTTAAAAGAGAGTCACAAGCTTTTTTCTTTTCTGCTGGATTACTCATATTTGCTATTATAGGTTTCATAGCTTTCAATGCCATAGCCATAGCTTTGTTACTATCTGCATTAGGTATTGGATTCTTAGGTCTATCTTCAGAGTTCGTTACTACACCATCTGGAATATCTTCATCAGTTATCTCTTCTACTGGAACTGTAACAGATTCTTCTTCATCACCTACTGTATTTTCTTCGCCAGCTTCTAGTTTATTAATTACCTCGTCTATAGCTTCTTCTGGTGCTTTTTCTTTATTTTGATTAGCTATTAATTGTTCAACTAAATTACTTAATTCTGATACTTGCTGTGTAAGTTTAGCTACATCTGGATTTTCATCTTTAGATTCTGTTTTTTCTTCCTTATTTTCTTTAGTCTCTTCTATTTCTTCATCTTCCCCTGTTCCTCTTTCCTCCACTAATTGGTCTAAAGTATTGGATATTTCATCCGGCTCCGCATCAGCTGCATAATGTTTAAATCCTAATGCAGTTAATATATTAGTTACTGGTCCCTTTTTTTGTGGTATTTTTACTTTTTTACTCACTTTCTTCTCTCCTTCCAATTTGTTGTTTTTAGAATCCTTTATAGATACACGATTACCTGCTCTTCCAGCTTCTACAACTGCTACATGATTGCCTCGTATATCTATTTGGCTATATGTTCCATCTTCATTTTCTTTATAATCACATTCATATCCACAACTTACCTCACGCTTACCTTGGTCTACTTCATCAATTAAAACTGAATCATAAATAATAAGGTCTGCAATTAATAAGTCAGGCTCTTTTTTATCTTGTCTTACATTTTGTGTAGTTCCTTTTATGAATATTTTGGAATTATTAGCCGTTAGTAAATCTGGTGGATGTTCATCTGTAACCGGCTTACCTTCAAATGATGCAATGGCTGAGTTACTAAATACTTCTTCCGGATCTCTATAAACTTTTACTAGTTCATTTTGATTACCCTCAATTCCTAACTCTTGAGGTAGATACTCATACCAACCAGTACGAGCAATAGGTACGTTATGACATATTAAAAAACCTTCTGGTGTTCTAGTCATATTAGGACTAAAACGCGATCCGTAAAATGCTCTCAATCAAATCACCTCCTTTCAAGTAATTTTAGACAAAATAAAAAAGCCTTATCTCTAAGCCTTATATCTATTAAATATATTTAAAATTTCTTTCATAACATTCTATTAATTTTTCAATATATCTTTTAACCCGTTTCTGAGAATTATAGTCAAAAGGTATAGGCTTTCTCATTACCATTTCTAATAATTCTTCTAATGTTGCAAATTTTAATTTTATTTCACCATCATTTAATTTACTATATAAATTATTTATTTCCTCTGGTGTTTCGGCTTCATATACATGTTCTACATCTCCAATTTTTTCAGTATATTTCATGCTTTAGTTCCTCCTTTATATTCTTCATGAAAATGTAACTCTTTTAAATATTTAATCCCATACATGCTATCATGAACTTACCTGTAGCATTTTCAAGCTCTTCTTCTGTTATTTCTGATTCGTCCTTTTCATATAGAGTTATTAACCTGTCCAAACTCTCTCTAATTTTCTTTAATGACTTTATAGTCTTTTCATCTGCTAGCTTCGGCATTTCCTATTCCCCCTTATATTCTTCTGTTGTTTTCCATATATTTTCTATAGATTCACGTTTAAAAACAAATTCACCAATGGTTATAAAGTCTAAATCTGAGTTTAATTTTTCATTTATTTCTTGAACCGTATCGTATGAATAAGTTTCGAAATCACGACCATTATTTAATTCAATAATTACTTTTGTTTTTATTCTTTGTGTATCTTCTAAAGGTGTTAAAACATTCTTACTTAAACTTAACTTTGAAATTGCCTTCCTAATATCATCAATTCCCATATCATTCGGTACATTTACTGTTATATTATTATTTAATTCATTTGGTTTATCGTTGTTTCTTTTCTTGTTAACTATTTTAAACATATAAATCCTCCTACATTATTTCTAAAAATTCTTTCTTTGTCATTCTTACTATGGAACCATTATGGTATACCTTGCATGGCCATTTAATAAAATCTAAACTTACTACAGGCTCAGGGATAACACCTACAATTGTAAATATTACCTGCGTGGTAATAGCCTACATTCCTTTCATTATTTAATGCCTCAGGACTAGGTGCATTATTCCAATTAATTAAAACACCTTCCATATGTGAATGAGAATTTCTTACTCTCTGGTCTTCTGATGTTCTCCATCTGTACCAATTAATGCCTATATTTTCACATCTAGCTTCAGTTAATGCTGTTGAAGTTTTACTCACTTCTGTTCTAGCTATTAACTTGGCTTTGGATTCTAACATATATGGTACTTTCTTTTGTAAATCCTCCGCAATAGCCTCTGCTCTCCTACCTTTAAAAACTTCCTTAGCTACATGTTCTGTAATATCTTTAGAAACATTTAAGGGCATACTCTTTATTAAGTATGCATTCCTCTGTATCTGCTCATTTATAGCTCCACCTATAGGTCCTTTTAGTTCTTTTTTTAATACTTCATATATCTCTTTACCTTTGCTATTTTTCTTTGCTGCTTCTCTCCATGTATGTCCTGCATCTGTAAATAAGCTAGTTACCATTTTCATAGCTTCTCTATCTGCATATCTTTTAAACTCAGGACTATTAGCCACTTTCCTTAATTCTTTTATAAATTCCTCTGTTGTCTTTAATTCTTTTAATCTTCTTTGCAGTTTTTTTACTAATTGCTTAAGCCTTCTCTTGTACATTACCTCTATACGTCTTTTGGGTTTCCACAAGTCCTTAGCTGTATTTTTTCTTGGTATCATACTATCACCAACTATTAACCTATTTTGTTTTCTTCGATTTCATCATTTATATAATCCTCTGTTTGATTATATCCTAAAAGATTATTTTCGATTGGCATATCTCCTGTTGGGTCTGTATCGTCATCAGCATTTTCTATATCTTCATCAGTTATATTAGTAAACATTCCGGTGCTTTTACTAATTTCCCTTAATTCCAATAAAGAAGTCTTTTGACTTGTTAATCCTTCATTATGCACATTTATAATAGCATTAGTTTTCTTCTCTACAATATCAGCTAATTCATTTTCAGAAGGTGATCCTACAGAATTAAATTCATAGTCTAAATCATCTGGAATCGCTCCAAACTCCGACATAAACATTATTGGTACTAACTTATCTAATACTGGCCTTAGTTGAGATTCTTGTTTTTGTTCTATTAAATCATAATAGTTCTTCATATCACTCTCACCAGTGGAATTAAATCCTGCTGGACTTCTTCCAAATAACCGCGTAACTGGTATCTCAGCAGCACCAGATACATCTAGCATAAAGCTTTCGTATATATCATTTAATCCTGAAAATGTATATTGATGTGTTTCAAATCCATCTTTTTCATTTAGTATATACATTCCCATATTAGACATTAGCCAATTTTGTGCTTGTATTGTATTGTATAAATCTTTTTTTGCCTCTTCATCTCCTATAGCGAGTAATTCTCCGAGGTCTGCCATTTTAAGCACTCTTAAGTTAGCCAAAAATACAAGTTGTGCTATATTCCAACTTGTATTATCTCTTTTCTTTAATTCATCAAAAATAACCTCTACCTCTGAGGCTCCCCACTGCTGTTCCGCATATTTTTCCCAATTAGGTAGCTCTCTCCCTATAAATCTTAATACCCTACTATGATGAACTATTACATTATCTCCTGTTTCTGTACTCCAATAATAATATTCAGGAAGTCCAAAATCCGGATCTCCTAAGTCTTCTATGATTTCATCTCCTGGAGTTAAACCACACCATCTATCTGTTACAATCATACCTTTAAAACTTCCGGGCATAATCATATCATAATCTAGTTTTTGATCTAATATATCTTCGTGACCATCTATAATGATTACTGCCCCTGCACCACCATATAGACGCCCCCATTTAAGTCCTTCTAATATATCTCTTTGTACTCTTGCAGTACGTTGTAGTGTATCAAGTCTTTTCAGGGCTTCTGGCTTTAATTGTGATTTTATAGTAAACCAATTCTTACACATATCTTCTGGTATACAATCTATTACTTTTCTTACTATCCAATGTGACCTATACAAACTATTCATAAGTTGAAAATTTTGTGTAAGTCTAGTCATTGGATAATCCGTGCTTTCTAATAAATTTGAAGTTCCTGCACCTAATCTAGCCAATACATTAGAAAAAGCATCCATTGCAGTTCTTTTTGAAGGTTTAGAGTTTACTTTTGAATCCCTATTGTATTTTTTCTTTTTACCCACTTTACTAAACCTCCTTTCTTATTAAATATTTAACACCATAAAAGGCTATATACCAAAGCAAACAAAGTTCCAAACACAAATAAATGCGTTATTAACTCACCTATTATCAAACTTACTTTTACGAAATAATAGCCTTTATCTTTTTCAGTTGGTTTCCATTCGTATCGTTGACTACTTATTCCAATTGTAATAAATAAACACCATAATAAAAATAACACTAATATTGAAACACTTAGAGCAACTAAAATTTTAATTTTATATCACCTTCTTTAACTTCGTGACTAAATGATGATTTAGCGAAGTTATAAACTGTAATGCTCTGCAAACGTTGATATTAAGCTATTCCACAACTTCGCATTTTTATTTATTAATAAATCTATTCTCATTTATATTTTATACATGAATATTTATACACAAAATATCGTATAATAATGTATATATTCATTGTTTACCTTGCTAATCTTCTAGGCCTAATTATAGTTTTTACATAATAGCGTGCGGCATCTAAAGTATGGTCCTTACTTTTTACTGGTTTATCTTCTCCGTGTAAGGCTGCTTTTTCATCCCATACATACCCTGCCACTTCTTCAAGGAAATTAGGACAATTCTTCCTATGAACTTTAAATTTTCTCTTAGCTATCATAGTTGCCATCATTCTTATACCTTCTATAACCTCATTATCTGCATCTTTAGTTCTTATCCCTTTATTTCTTATAGATATTTTTAAGCTTTTGGCTGATGGATCTATAATAACAAATCTAGGATAATCACTCCCTATGAATTTAACTAAATCCTCTGCAAATTGAGAGTTTTCTTTATCCCCATCCTTTTTATTATTGTGATAATACTCATTTAAAATCCAAGCTGTATCCCCATCATCCCAAATATCTAGAAATGTTGTAGGGTTTGAAGCTCCGTGGTCTATAGCTATATATCTAATCGCTTTACTTTTGAACCCTGGTGGTAAATCTTCATCTATAAAAGTGTTTAATTCTTTATTCCACATGCCATATATAGCACCTTGTGCAATTACCCATAACCCTAAAATCATACGTTCATACCAAAACCTGTATATGCATTTCGAATAAAGCTCTTATATTCATCATCTAAACTAGGATTATCATCTAACATGAAATGATATACCTTAACCATACCGCTTTCTAATTTTTCTTTATCTGTTATATATTCTGTGTAAAGATAATGATAAGGCTGTCTGGGTTAGTAGTTCCGTAAAGCTTAGCACCTTTAACTGAAAGTCTATTAAGTAATTGTTTAAAGAACTTCTCTGGCATTAGGGACAATTCATCACAATAAGCTCCTGCTAGAGTTTTACCTCTTAAATACTTTTCTGAACCTTCATCCTTGGCACCTATTACTTTTATATTTCTGTCAAATATTCTTAATTCTCCTGTCTGACGATTATATGAATAATCTTCTTCATCTAAAGTCTCAAACATATCTCTAAGAACATTATCATATACAGTATCCTTAGATACTCCAGTTATAATTAGTAATCCTTTTGGCCCTTCTACTATATACCTAAGCCATTTAAGAAGCATTGCTATAGTTTTACCACTTCTTACACTGCCTTCTAATATGTTAATACGTGCATCTAAATATATTGGTGTGTTAATAAAGTTCCAAGCTTTTTCTCCAAATGGTTCAAATTCCATTACTTAACTGGTCCCCTTTTAAATACTTGAATTAACTCATCCAAATTACCTTTTTGCTTATTCTTATCATCACCATTTAATTTAGATACTTCTGCTTTTTAATTTTTCAATTCTTAATTTTTGTTCTTGAGTAGCTAGATTCATATGTTCACCTAACCATTGTAATGCTTTTATCTGGTCATTAAGCTTAATCTTTATTCCATTCTTACTCTGGCTAACCTCATTTAATATAGTTCCATCAACTTCATTGCTATTCTTAAAATCAACATAGTTTACTTCTGCCATTACAGGTTCTCCATCTTCATTCTTAGCTACTTCTATTTCTTTTCTGCCAAAGGTTATATAGTCATTCATATCTGCAAATGCTATGTCCATAAACTTCTGAAATATATCCTCTGGCTCTAACATTGCTTTGTTTAATTTATTAGCTTTAAGCTTTTTAATTTCATTTTGAACTGTAGTTTTCTGTAGTAACTGATACCCTATTTCTGATGCTCTATTTCTAGAATATCCGGCTTTAATAGCAGCCTTTGTTGCATTAAAATATTTAGGATAATAAACGCAAAAGAGCCTTTGCTTGTCAGTAAGTTCAGGATTATTTATTACCTCAGTAATTTCTTCCACAATAGGCTCTTTAGTTGTTTTATTTTTTTATTGGAACGTTCCGTATCTTTTGCACTTTTCTTTTGGAACGTTCCATTCAATTTATTATCCCATTTATCTTTATTCTTCCACCCTCTAACTGTTCCAGGTGAAATGTTTAAAATCTCTGCTATTTTTACTAAATCGATATTTCCATCATGTTCTTTATATATTTCAAATGCTTTATCTCTATTTGGACTTCTAGCTCTTGCCATACCACCACCTCGCTGCTATGTTTGTTTTGTAAATCTACCTTTGTCTTAAGGCTCCTTTATGCCTTCTATAACTATCATGCTTCATCATTTCAACATAATCAGAAAAGGAGAGGTCCTCTTTTTTACCTCTCCTACGTTTTTTATTATTCTGTTTTCTATTTTTATTTAATTGCTTATGTGTGTTCGGCTGCTGTGTTTTTAATATCTTTTCTATTCTCACCTCTTTCACCTACCTCACATTCATTTATACAACTAACTATATCTACTTTGCATCCCATATAATGCTTACAAAATCCATTAATACCTTTTTTAAAATTCTTGCAGTACTCTTTTTTATTTTGTTCATTATTTAGCTTCAGTTTCTTTTTCATCTATGAATATATTTTTATCTAAAGATTTACTTAATTTCATATCTCACTCTCCTATTTATATGAATATAATCTCTTAAACTTACCCATGTATGTAAAAAGCACCTGGATTACAGATTAAAAGTCTGTTCCAAGTGCTTTTAAGTATTCTTTTTCTTAAATAAAATAAACACTAGTATTTCTACCAGTGCTTATTTTATATTATTTAATTCATTAAGTTTAGCTGTTAAAGGGCGCAAAACCTCCGTCTCATCTATGCCAGCCTTTGCGTCACTTGACTTTAGTCAATCTAAACTACGCAACAAGCTTCTTCCCCATTACCTGCTCCAAATACGTTAGATCCATCAACTTTAGTTCTAAACCTAAAGCCAATACATACCTTAAAAAAGTATCTAATGTTGGAGAGTTATCAATTTTCTCCATCCTTGAAACCATCTGTTGAGTTAATCCACTTCTTTCCGCAACTTCTTTCTGAGTTATTCCAGCAGACTTTCTAAATTCAACTAATGATTTAATCAATTTATATTGAGCATCAGCCTGCTTCATATAAATTTCTAATCCTGGATATCTTTCAATAGATTTTTTAATCTCTTCTTCTGGATCTACCTTATGAAATGGCATTTTATCACCTACAATTTTATAAAATGTAAAAGACACCTGGAATTAATCAAGTGCCCTTTAGTACATACACAATACATTATATATTTTTTATTTTTGCAGTTGCCTTGTACGATAAGTCTCTGCTTTACATATTTTTGCCTAATATCATATTATCACGTTTAAACCGAACATGGCGAACATGTTTAAAGTTTATCTAAAAATCTATTACATAACATCCTTACACTATCAGCAGTATTATTCCCTCCTATACTATTTGCTACATCCTCCCATGTTAATCCGTTTACATACCTTAAACTTATAACTTGCCTTATTAAACTATCCTCTATATCTTCTATAAATTCATTTGTTTTTTCAACTAAATCTATAAGCTCTTTTATTCTTTTATTTAATTTTCTTCGTAATCTTTCTGCTTTTCTGTTATATTCTAAAAAATCTACACCAGTAATAGTGAAGCTCCTTTGCACATAAGGGAAATGAGAACTAGATCCTCTTACTTTGTCAGTTACAACTGTATAATTTAAATCCGAAAGTTGCTTTCTTATTGATTCTATTTCACTTTTTATATATCTTAATTGTTTTAGTTCCTCCTTATTCATGCTTGTCCTCCTATTTATTCTTAGTATTTTCTTTATATAACACCATTGTGGTTATTAGACTTATTACTGCAGTCATAAACAATATTATCTCTAGTTTAGTCATACTGCTTTTACCCTCCTAATTTCCTTTCCTTTTAAGTTATATATAACGCCATGATCCATATCTATCCTTCCTTTTATTCTTTTTCTGCCTCTCTTTAAAATGCATGGATAAGTTATTGTGTAATTTTCCTCAAATAGTTTTAACTCCCCATTAAAGTACTTGTCCAATCTATCCCTCCATGCTTCCATGATTAACTCTCCTTCCCTAGTTTTTTATAATAATTAAATAATCCAATTTTCTTTAAATAATATTTTTTACTCAATATAGTGCCATGAGTTCTACCTAAGGCCATAGCTATATCAGCCTTTTTCATACTATCCCACATAGAACACATATATATCAAATCATCTTTAGTGAATGGTTTTCCATGATTTTCATGGAACTCTGGATTATATCTAAGCCTATGGTTTGATTTTGTATATTCTAACCCATCAATAGTAATTAATTCTGCCATAATCATTCCCTTCTTTCTATATTATTGTTTTATTACACTAATACAGTTAATGCGTAGAAATACTTAGTTTAATCCCTACACCTATTTAGTTTTAAAACTGTCTTTTCCAAATAACTTTTATACTCTTATATTTCTCTTTTAATGTTTCATACAATTCAGTTACTTGTAATCCTGTATTTTCCCCATTACAGAACCAAATTCCATACTCACTATCTTTATTAGGTTTTCTATATCTTAACTGAAGCTTTTTATCATCACATTTCAAATTAACATTACAATGTGTCATTAATACTAAATAAATATTATCTCTTTTAGCCATTACTTTTACTCCTCTCTGATCTAAACAATACTTAATTGCTCAAACCCTATAGGTTTATAATTCATAAGTATCAATTCATTTCTTACTGGACACTTTTCTCCATCAGTTCTATTTTTTATTTTGGCTGGCCGTACTGTATTCAACTATATGCCAATCTTTATATAATTCATCTATTAATGGACTACTATAATAACAAACCATTGCTTTTCCTTTAATTTTATCTAATCTTTTCTTTAATCTTATATGGTCCTTTTCTTCAAATCCTCCAAAGTACATATCTTCATGCTTATGATATGGTGGATCTAAGAAAAATAATGTTTCTTCTGTATCATAAAATTTTATTACTTCCTCAAAATCTCTATTTAAAATATTCCACTTTTTTATTAATTCAGCCATCTTAGGAATTAATTCTGTGGCTGTCATTAATTGTTTAGCCTTATTTTGAGTTTTAGACAATCCTATTCCATTTCTATATTTATGGCCTCCACCGCCAAAACAAACTCTCATGAGATAATAAAATTTTACTGCAGCTTGCAAATTATCTTCCGGCCATGCTTCCCATTTCCATTTTTCAAATAAGCTCTCACTATAGGGTAATGAACTACATTCCTTATATAGCCTTTCGGGATCCTCTTTAAGTACCATCATATAATTTATTAACTTATCATTTATGTCATTGACTATAGTTAATTTTGCTGGACTTACTGTTTCTTTATAAAAAGGTATTGCTCCGGATCCAAAGAAACAATCCACGAATATTTTATGTTCTGGCATTAAATCCAGGTACTTTTCCTCTTTACCATGTTTGCCACCTATCCACTTTATATTGCTTATATGTTTAAGCTTCATTTTCTCACCTCTACCTAAACTATGAATTCATCTTATCAATATTCTGTTTAATCTTTGCTCTTTGCTCTGCAAATTCTTCGCCATGCCTAAAGCCTATTCTATGAGAAAATTCACATGTAATACAATTTGTAATTATCAACAAGATAATAAAACTAGCTATTAATAAATTCATAAATAACCTCTCCTTTTGAATTGTAAATTAATTATAAAATTCTTCAATAATAATTAACTGTGCCTTCATCTCTTTTATTAATTCCTTTACGGTATCTTTTTCAGTTAATTTAGCATAAATTTCAATATTTTTTGCTAATAACTTTAAAGATTCAAAATCCTCTTTATATAACATTTATCTTCTTCTCTTTCTATTTGTATTGTATCTATTCTCCTTGAAGTAATCTTTTATGAACATCATTGATTCTTGCCTTTTTGCTCTTTCTTTGGGATGTTTCTATTAGCTTTAAAAATTTAGTTTCATCTACATCCTTAAACCTTTCTTCATAACATATTGTAATATCTGAGTATGGTTCTCCACAGTGCTCTATGATTGAACAATTTCCACACTGCATATCTAGTTCTCCTATTTTCATTTTTCTAACCTCTTTATTTCATTTAATACTTGTTTTAAAGTCATGTTGTGTTGATACTTTATCCTATATTTTTTAAAAAATTTAGTATTTCTCTTTCTCCACATTTCTTCAAACTTTCTAAATAACATTCTCCGTTCACTTCTCTCTCAATTAACTTTATATTATTAGCTAAATCCATTTCAGTATTTTTTTGAAATTCTTCTCTAGCCATATATTCTTTAATTTCATCAATAATTTTTTGGCGTTCTAAAAGTTCTTTTGATAATTTATTAAATTTATCTGACATGTTAAAATAATTTGATAATGTCAATTTAACTTTTAAATTATTCATGTAATCACCTCATAATATTTTTGAAATGTGAACTAAATCCATTTTCCATAGTGTTTTAAAGCCTTTATAAGTTCTTCCCTATCTTTATGTTCAAAAGCATCACTAGCAAATTCTATAAGGTAATCTGC